TTAGTCCGTTGCGCCTGTGCCGAGTTTTGTGCGAGCTACGATTTTGTTTCTTGTCCTTTCCATGTCAAGAAATGCGTATCTTTGCTCTGTGACGACAACGGAACTGTGACCCAAAATCTTGCTTACCTCTTCCATGGACAATTCATAGTCCTGAAGCAAGCGACACCCTGCAGTTCGGCGTAAATCGTGCCATTTCAGGTCTGTTATCCTTGCGCGGCGGCAAGCGCTTTTGAAGCCTTTCTGCATATTTTGCAGGCGTCGTCCGTCATCGTGGCGCAAGACATAAGGGCTTTTAAAGTGGCGAGGATGTGTGCCGAGATTTGTGCGGGCACGTTGCAGGATCGGAACCTCGCGTGGTTTGCCGGATTTGGTGTTCGTGCCTAATTTGATGACACCTGCCGACAGGTCTATTTGCTTCCATGTGAGCGAGAATAATTCCTCACGCCTTAGGCCGGTGTCGATTGCCAATTCGATTGCTAGCTGGACAGCAGGCGTGGTGTGCGCCAGCAAGTGCTTTTCTTCATAGGCTGACAGATAGCGGGTGCGCGGCGGGCTTTCTCTCAAGCCTCTTCGGCTGCGGGCACGTAAGAAGGTTGGGACTGGATTCACATCAATCCATTCCCAATCCATCGCGCTTGTTAGCATGGAAGAAAGGCAAGCCAGATCGCGGCGTACTGTTGCAGCGGTAACGCCATCATTGCGCCTAGAGACTTCAAAATCAGATAGCACTGACCGGGTGATTTCGTCGACCATCATATGACCCATTAGGGCATTTAGGTTTTTGATCGAAACGCCATAGCGAATGGCTGATTTGGGTTTAAGGGTGGGTAGATGTTCGAGGATAAAGCGTTCGGCAAGATCAGCAAAGGATTTGCGGGGCTTTTCACCCCAAGCAATCCGCTCTAATTCGCCTATCCAGTCCTGCAGGCGCTTTTCAGCAGTGCGTCTATCTTTTGTCTTGAGAGAACGCCTGTATTCTTTACCGGACCGGGTAACTCTTCCCCAATAGCTCGACCCACGTTTGTAGACATTGGCCATTGATTAACACTCCTTTTCCGGGTTTCCCACCAGCGTTCAAAAAGCTTCTTGTCAAATAGCCAATGACCGCCTGGGCCTGATGGCTGGAACGCTCCGGGAATTTTCCCTTCAGCAGCTTGCCTTATCCAATAGCGGCTCGTGAAACCATGTTTATTTGCGATGGCGGAAGCACGTACATAATCAGGCATGGTGCTATTCTCGTTTGATAATGGTGGGCGTGACCAAGCCAGACATGCAGACGTGACAATTCGCTTGGTCATTGGCGTTTGAACAAGTTGAAATAAGACTGAAATTGATTGGGCTGGGCTTACTCGTTGCACCAGAATTTTGGGCCATCTGGCCAGCGGCGGGCTAGGCGCTGTTGCAGAAGATATTTGCCTGCGTCCTGTCCATCGACTGAAACCTTGACGAGTGTTCGGCTATAGTAGCCTTCACCATAGGTGCGTAAGCTGATTTCGCCTTTGCTGAGAAAGCTGGATAGGGCTCTGGTGGCGTTGGCGGCCAAGCGCCGCTCACCGCTGCATTGTCCATTCGTTTCAGGCGTATCAACATCCTTGAGGCGGTATTTGGTGCCTTTGAGCCAGAAAGTGTCGCCATCGACAACGCAAGAGACGCGTTTGCCGCTGGAGCAAATCGGCATTGAGACCCGGCCATGGTCCGTTGGTGTTGTCTGATTTTCGTTCATGACATACAGGCCATAGACTGCGAAAGAAAGCACTGCCCAAATTCCCAGATTTCTCATTATGCTTGCCTCTTTGTGTTGAAACTCATTCGGTCTTTGGGCTCTTGCTTATTGCTATGCACGAACTGGCGCGTGGCATGGCCTCTTGCTTCGGCGTTGAGCGCTATGCGCTTGTACCTGCCATTCCTAGCGCATGGAGGTAAAGGTCTAGTAAGGCTTCCATCTCTTGCCGCTCATTGGCGTCTTGTTTGCGCAAGCGGACGACCTGGCGCATGGCCTTGGTGTCGTAGCCGTTGCCCTTGGCTTCAGCGTAGATATCCTTGATATCGTCGGAAATGGCTTTCTTCTCTTCTTCGAGCCGCTCGATGCGTTCGATAAATGCGCGCAGCTGATCGGCTGCGACCCCGCCATTGTTGGTCATTGGATTGCTCCTGAAAGAATAAAAAGAGAAAGGAGAAAAGCAGATGTGCTGGCCATCACCCCCAAATATGAAAGGCCTTCCCGCAAGGCGAAAAAGGTGGCTTTCAAAGCTGGTTTGCAAGAGCGCCGCCGCATTGGAATATAGATCTCTTGCATCTGCCTTTCTCCAGTTGGCGCAAGAGATGAGGGAGGAATGCTTGTCTCTTGCTGCTTCTCGCTCAAAGGGAGGAGGCCTTGAGCGAATGAAGACAGGTTGATACATAAAATATGTATTGTCAACATATAAGTACAATTAATATGTACAATATTTTTAGAGAATGGGGGTGATTGGACGGTGGAGACTCAGTTTTTGGGAGGGGTAGCTTTGTTTGAGCGCTTTGAAGAACGGATTTCTCGTAGCTCCGCTTCAATCATTCGAGCGAAGGTTGGATCTTTAAATGTCTTGGCTTCACGGTAGGCCAAGAGAAGTTTCTGTTCCAGATCTTGAGGGCCTCTTGCGCGCTTGCTGGCCATGATTGCGTCTTCTGCTGAACGGGTCAAGCGGAGAGGTTTAACGGTTGTGTCTGTGTGTTTTTGTGTTTGATGTTTGGCTTTGTCTCTGATGCTCTTTAAGCCGAAGTACCCAATGAGACCGGCGAATATGAGGGGTGCAATAGAGGTGTTGAGGGTGAGCACGGTCGTTGTTCCGCATTTCGTTTGGTAAATAACTATAGGAAATTCCTATAGAATTGACGAGATTCTCTGTCCGGTTGCGGCGCTTGGTGGCTGACAGTTTCTTTGTGGGAGTTGGGTTGGTGTTTTGCTGGGCTAATTGAAAGGGATTCTGCGGCTTCAGTCAATTGATCAGCATGTGTAATTTTGTTGGATAGTTAAAAATCCTAAGTTGCATAGTTCTTGTTTTGTTCTAATAATGAGCGTACGGAAAGGCGCATTATGAGTGAGAATGAGGAGAGACTGCAGATGGTGATTGATGCCTGTCAGGCGTCCGGGTTCTCGCTAGATATGGCCGAATTGCTTTCGAGAGGTCTGGACATCCAGGCCGTGGCCATCTTCTGTGGCAATGTGTCGACTCTTCCTAGAAACAGAAAATCCAAAGATGTACCGTATAGGGCGTTGATCTTGAGGGCACCTTGCAGGGAAAGGCGCTGAGGGCCTTTGATCCAATTGTTGATCGTGGCCTTCTTCTCACCAATGCTTTTGGCAAACTCGGTCTGTGTCGTTTCGAGATAGATCTCGATCAACCACAGGAGCCTTTCGCCGACATTTTCTTGCGATGATGGATTCGTGTTTTTCATAAGCAAAGAATGACATAGTACAAAAATTATGGACACTGCGCTTACATTGACTTGACAGGGTACATAATAATTGTACTTTTAATGCATGAGCACAGCAAAATGCATCGTGGGTGATTTGGGGGCTGGGTCCGTTGCCAAGCGGCTGGGCGTTGGCGCGTCTGCTGTTTCCAACAATGTTGTCTTGGGGTCTTTTCCTGCGTCCTGGTTCGTTCCTCTTTTCCTAATGGGGTTGGAGCAGGGCGTTTCCGTTCCTGTTTCCCTTTTCCGCTGGCGCTCTGTTGATGCTCACAGTCTGCAAGGCTGTGAGGTTGAATTCCATGTTTCTGGTGCGGCGGATGGCTCATGAGTGGCGAACACAAGCTTTTATGCAATTTCAATGGACGCGATATCTATGGTGAACTGCTGGCAGCGAGCAAGCTGGACGTGAAAACCGTTGGCAGTGACGCGCTGGCAGAAGTGACCGGATATCGCAAGCAGAGCATTGACCGTTGTTTGCGGCGGCGCTCCAGCCAAGACGACATGCGGCAGCAATCGCTTTCGCTCTTCATGTTGGCCGATTTGATTGCCTTCTCCGATGGGGAAGCGCTGCGGGCGCTGCGGCTTTTGCTGGAACTGGCGGGCCTTCAGGCCGTGCCGCGCTCGGATTGCAATCCGGTGCCAACGGGTGCCGGTGCTGTGGCTGGCGTCAGCTCTGATTTTGCCGGTCTGTTGGCTGGCATGAGCAAGGCACTGGAAGACGACGCGCAAATCTCGGTTTCGGAAATCCTCGATTATGATCTGATCGAAGCGGCGGAGCGGCTGCACCTCAATGCGCTATCCCTCAAGGAAAGCTTCAAGGCCAAGGTTGCCGCCGCCAGCGCCCAAAGCCCAAACGGGCAGCAAAGGGGCGGTGATGGCTGTTAAACCCCTTCCACCCTTGCAACTCACCTTTGATGCGCTCGGCTTCGGGCCGGACATGCTGGACAAGGTGCCGCATGTCTTCAAGCGCAAAAAAGGCAAGAGCAATCCAGAACCAACTGCATGCAGTGCGGACCCTTACAAGCTATGTGCCTTTCGCTGCCAACGTCAGCTTGGCTTTAGGCGCTCTTACGCTCTGGGCGAATATGCCTCTTTTGCACTTAAATATACCGAGTTGCCAGAGGGCAAGCGGTTTCGCGATTTTGCTTATTGCATCATTGCGGCTTCGGCGGTCAGTGAGCGCTATTTCCTGAAGCCTGAAGAGATTTTCGTAGAAAAGCGCGATCACATTGAAATCAGCGGCGCGCGTCACATTGCGCAGCATCTGGCCGTAGAGATTGGCCGGTGCTCTACTGTGATGGTGGGGCAGGTTTTCGATCGGCACCATGCCAGCGTGCGCAATGCCGTGGACCGCGTTGCCGTGTTGCGGCTGGCAAGCCCTGCGCTGGAAGCGGAAGTCAGCAATCTTGAAAATGTTGTTCTTGACCTCTGGGCCTTGGCTGACGAGGGCGAAAGCCTTCGCAAGCGCATCGCCTTGATTGCGTGAGGGAGGGCAAACGAGTGAAACGAGAGTTGACCACGCCAGCGAAAGGTCTTTGCGAAGCAACGAGCGAGAGCATCGTTCATTCAGGGTGGATTGTTGAGGCTGGGTCTGTGTCTCGGGCTATCCAGTATTTTGACCGGCTGGTGGAGCCGCGCATCGTTGCGGCTGACGACCTCACGGCAACCATTAGCCATGTGCAAAGCGGGCTAGGAAATCGTGCTTATCGAATGTTCGGATTTTCGATGCTAGGCGAGGTTGAAAGCTTTGTTGACCAGATTGCACAGCGGGCGATTGAGGGCAGGGGGCGCGCGCGATGCTGAAGACAAAGCGGCGTCCATATCGGCCATCCATCGACAGGTTGGAGACGCGGCGCATTCAAATTAATCTTATCGAGCAGCGCGGATTTAATCCGCCAGTTGTGACCATGCACGGGCCATGGAACTCGCCCGACTGGCGAGAGCGCAATCTCTTTTTACATGAAGCAATCGCGGTGCGGGACCGGCTTAACGAGCTGTTGCCGCAAGAGGCTGCAATGAAGGGCGTGAGTGATGATCAATGATCGGGGCAATCGCAGCGCACAGCTGCTTTCTGGCGGTGTTCCTCTGATGGGGCCGACGTTGCGTGCTGAGGCACCGAAGCGGGTGCAAGAGCGCGTCAGGCGCGAGCGTGAGGCTGCAGCGGTAAAGCGCGACGATAAAGGCCGGGTTCAGCTCTGCTACACCCGCATGCAATGCGGCAATGGAGGTGGGGTGAACCGCGTTACTCTTCCGCGCTTTGTGGCGCTGGATCGGGTGAGGGATGTGTAGAATGCAAGAGACTGTTACGAAATGGATTAATGCATTCGATCAGGAAATAGTCGCCTTTATTAGTGGCTTTCCACATAGTGCGATCAAGAGAAAGTGTAGCCAGTGTTTGGTGATCGATGATCATGCATTCCAGTCTCGCGTCATCGAATGTTGCACCACTGAAATTGGTTCTTTTGAAGTCAGCCCCTCTGAGATCAGATTCGAGAAAGTTGGCGTTCTCAAAGGTTGCACATTCAATCCTCGAATTCACAAAGCAACTTTTAAACAAATCTGCATTCGAAAAGTTGAGGCGGATCCTGTCTTCATAAAACCGTTTGAAATGTGCTCTTCCCAGTGGAGGTCTCCATCCTATATCTCTGTCTTTTCCCAGATCGTTGCGCAGTTGCGAAATCACTCTCATAGCGGTTTTAAGGCTGCTGGAGGCATCATATTCACTTTTGTAGCGACGGCTATAGTTCCGAATGAACGAGCAGAGCACGTCTTGTACGGTTTGGTAGTAAGCTTCTGGGTCTGCGCTGGCAATTTCCCGCAAAGCAAATATTCCGGCTTCCCCGCCTGCTACGTCTTTTTCGGTCAGCATCGCTGCCGCCTTTGTGAAACGGTCAGCAAGTTGTCCCTGTTGCAGCAATTCAATTTGCTTGGCTGTGTGTTGAGATTGCTTGATGGCTGTTTTGGCTTGGCTGGAAGCAACGACAGAGCGCCAGATCGCGAGAGGCAAGCCGATGACGCCGAGCAGCAGAAGGCCGAGATTTCTTGCGATCTCGCTAAACTCCTTCCAAACGCTCGCTTCTGCGCTTGCTACATCGTTGAAAATGAGCCACAAGCCAAAGCCCGAGAAAAGCAAAACAAAAGCGCCCAAGTAGATCAAATGCCTTCTCAGCCAAATTCCGGCTGGTGTAAGGAACTTAATGATTTCCCTGTCATTCATCGTGCTTTTGCCTTTGCTGATCGTCTTGAACCAGCAAACGACAATCTTGCTATTTTTGCAACTGCGAGGCGCAGTGCATCACCAGCCTTTTGTGAGGTGGCGTGATGGCTAAAATCATTGTTGCTTGTGAGCGCTTCGGGACAGTGCGCAACGCCTTCCTTGCGCGCGGTCATGATGCCTGGTCTTGCGATATCGCACCGGCTGCGGATGGGTCTAACAGACATATTCAGGGCGATGCGAGGGACGTTGTCGGCGATGGGTGGGACGCTCTTATTGTGGCGCATCCACCTTGTACGAGGCTATGCAATAGCGGTGTGCGCTGGCTGAGCAAGCCACCAAAGGGCAAGACACTGGAACAGATGTGGCAAGAGCTGGAAGAGGGCGCGTCGCTGTTCTCCGACATGTGGAATGCGCCTATTCCTTGCGTTGCCGTTGAAAATCCGGTCATGCACAAACATGCAAAGCGGATCATTCGAAACTATGAAGAATTTAGTCAATCTATCCAGCCTTGGCAATTCGGTCATGGTGAAGTCAAGCGCACCTGCCTGTGGTTGCGCAACCTGCCAAAATTGGAACCTACTAACATTGTAGAGGGGCGCGTTGCGCGCGTGCATCGTATGCCACCGGGGCCAAACAGGGGCATAGAGCGTTCACGCTTTTTCACGGGTGTTGCGGACGCTATGGCCGATCAATGGGGGCCTGTGATTGATGAAACGGCAAGGAGGGCGGCGTGATGTTAAGAGGGATTAACATGAAGTCGTTGCCAATCTCCGAGGCGACGCTTTTCTTTATTGAGAGCATGCAGGAATTCTTCCTCCAACAGCGAATAGGCGCAAACAAGGTCAACAGGAATCGCTTGTTCATTTCTTGCCTGGTATTGTTCGGGCGTAACCGGGTCGCGCTTCAGAACCGAAACCAATGTGCTTTCGAACTCAAATATGGATTTGTCGAGGTATCTCATTACATCCATTTCATTCTTGAAATCATAGATGCCCATTCCATTCAGTGTCGCAGCGGCAAAATTGCAGGCGCTTTGCATATCCCGAAGGATATCAGCAAGCTCGTTGGCAAAATTGTACTCTTCAACAATACGCTCATCCTTCGCAGGGGAGCCGTGCAGGGGAAACGATCTATCGTTTTTGCTGGTTATGTGAGGTCTCAAGGACTTGCTCTGAGCAAAAGTAAAAAGCCACTGCATGCGTGTTCTCGCCTGGCGCAACTGGATTCTGCTTTGATCAATCTTGGCAATCATCTCCTTGACGTGGCTGTCCTGAGCCTGAACTTTGAGCCAGCGCAAAGTGGGAAAGCCTATGATGATAGCACCCACAGCCGCCACCCAACCGCTCAGAGCGCCGATCCATTCTCGGACACAGGTGACCGGCGTTTCGGCGGGGCTGCCTGCTGCTTCAAGCTTGCAGAAGCCCATGTTGCCATCCAGCCCATAGCCGATGAACAGCATCAGCAAAACAGTCAGGCCAGCGCCAAGGCTGAAGGCGAAGATGTGGGAAGGTTTGAACATGGATTACTTGCTCGCTTGGTCTTTACTCACCTAAGAGCTTGCAGCCAATCGTTTTCTGATACAAGCGCTATCGGAGCGCCCTTTGCCTTCAATTGGCAGGCCTTCTCGATTTTGCGACCATATGAAGACTGGATCCAGCTTTGCGTTGCGTATGATCCAATGACAAGGAAACGGGTTTTCTTGGTCAGGCTTCCAGCCGTTGCCCCGCGCTCTAAAACGGCGGCTTCACACTCTCTACGTTTCATGGAAACGAACGTTCCCGTAAATGTGAAATGGCTTCCTTCAAAAAAGATGGGTGGAGTAGGGCGATCCAGCGGCAAGCTTGTCGATTTTACGTCTTCACCGATTTCAAAGTCGGAGCCGGTGAATTCAACCAGCGTGTCAAGCAGATCTCTTCTTTCGTCTTCATCGACGACACCATCAGCCAACGTGTCGCGTATGCGTGCATACAGGATATTGATGAGCGGATTTTCAGTAAGTTCAGCTTGGGAAATAAGCCATTTATGCAGATATTCAATTTCGCCATCATCTAGCTTTCCATCAGCAAGCAGCCCGCGAGAAATGCCGACCAACTCAGTGACCTGCCGTTCGTCAAGGCGCTTTTTGTTGTATAAATTAAGCATAAAATCAGATGGTCTTTCTTGCTCTAACAATGTCCTAACTCTCTGTTTTGCGGAGTTTTTTTTCGTCGGGCTCGGTTGTGCAATCGTAAGTAAACTCATATTGCGGCTCAACGACAAGGTAGCCTTTTGTGATTTTGCAGTGCGACCGGCCTGTTTGGTCCAAGTAGTCTCTAGCAGCTTGCTCATGGACCTTTTCCGAGGGCATTGTATTTGCCAAGCCAAGGGTCAAGCCTTTTGCAAAACCGCGTGCAGCAGCGCCTGCGACAGGAGGAGTGGTCATGATAACATTTTCTTTGGGATGCTCAAAAACACGATAAGCAGTATCGCCCACGCGAACATGATGCACTTTCGGGTCAAATTGCATAGCTCGGTTCACGCCCGAGCATCCGGCCAAAAAGCAGCAAACGCAAATGATAGTGAGCTTTTTCATTGTATCCCCCGTTGCATTCCCCATTGCTGTCATCATCATGCATTGCAACCAGAGGGGGAGTCGAGTCCAAAACTTCAATATTTGACAATTCCAAATAATCGCGCCATGATTCCAGAATGCTGGATGTTGTCCAGTGAGTGCGTCGCAAAAGGGCGCGCGGGGATTGGCCTCCCTTCTGGTACGAGGCGCTTGAGCTGCGCCACGACACATCTATGTGTACGTGGTGTTTTCGTATGGTCAGGCGTTCAGGAGCACGAAAGTGCGCCGTTCCTCGTAGCGGTAAGGCCAATCCTGTTCGTCTGGCCGCCCGAGATTGGCCTCTCAGCGGTCAGGTTTGTAAAATCTGATACGAGGAGGCTTGCCATGGCTTTGGCGGCAAACAGGCGGAATCCGCCCACACACCTATCCATATATCTAGACCAGATAGACCTTGCGCTGGAGGCAGAACGCACGCTGATTGATGCGATGCTGTTCGTTGCCAATGAAACACTTTGCGATGGCCGTGAAGGCCCAATGCTGCATGGTTTGCTCTATCTTCTAAGCGAGCACCAAGCCAAAACCGAACAAGCCGCCTCTGAAGCACATAGAGCCTTGAGAGAGCTAAGAGCTGCGAGGGCTTCGGCATGAAGAGCTACAACGCGGGCCTCGTGCAGCGGGCCAATAAAATCGGGATTGTCACCGAGGCGGCATTTCTGGACGCCTGCCAAGAGTTGCTTGAAGCGCCGACGCTGGTTGACCTTGGCAGCATCTTTTCAGCGCACTTGGGCACGGTTCGCCTGTTTGGAGGCGATGCCGTGGCGCTCTTTACCGAGGTTCACACCTTCAGGAAAGGAGAGCTGCGATGCACAAGGCTGTGATTGTGGCCTCTGTGGCGCTGCTGTGGGGCTTTGTTGCTCTGGTGCTGGTCGGTGTTCCGGCGTTGGCTCTCTTATGCCCTGAAGGGCTTTTGAGCGCGCCTTCATGGGTGGCTGGTGTTGTCCGTGTGGTTGGCTATGGCGCCTTTGTGCTGTGGCTGGTTGGCACTGAGGTCTATTTGCGCAAGGAGGCCCATAAGCATGACTGACATTCTCATCCATCGTTCAACGCCTTCAGCCAACTATACTGTGTTGCGCAATGAGATCTTCGATGCTGGGCTTGGTATGGAGGCGCTGGGGCTGCTGACTTATCTTATCTCGCGCCCGGCAAACTGGAAGGTTTCGCAAGGCCAACTTCGCAAGCAATTCGGGATCGGGCGCGACAAGCTTCTTCGTATCTTGAAAGAGCTGGAAGGCGTTGGCTATATCGTTCGGCGCAGGCTGCGCGACCCTGAAACAAAGTCTTTCCAGAAGACGGAATTCTGCGTCTATGACCAGCCGGTGACGGATGAAGAGGGCGAGCCAGACTGCGAAACCGAAGAGAGTGCAGAGCCACGTCCTGAAAAGCCGTCGCCGGAAAAGCCGGATACGGCTGAGCCGGATACGGGTAAGCCGGAGTCGGCAAATCCGCACCTAACAAGTAATGATTATATAATAAATAATTATATTAATAACCCTAAATCCCAAGATCCGCCTGACTTCAGCGCCTTGATGGCGATGGAACCGCATGAACGGGCCAAGGCGATGAAGCGTTGGGGGCTGACGCCTGCCAGCTTTGGCAAGATAGCGCGAGAGATGGGGCTCAATCCGAGAGCGCTCAAGCAAAACCCGAGGGCCAAGGCGAAGGCCGGAACGCCAGTGCCGCCAGAGCGTCAGCGGGTGTTCGTGGTGCAGTATTCGCCTCAGTGGGAGGCTTGGGTCAAACATCGCGGCAGGGCCATTCCGACCGGCAACTATCGCGATCCTGAGACTGGACGTTTCCTGACCGGATGGTGGTTCGATACCCTCTGGCCTCCGGGCTGGGCTGAAGGCTCGTAAGGCTCGGCAAGACAGGGAAAGGGGAAATCACCATGCCAACAGCACCAGGCACATTCAAGGCTCCATGGGCACCAAAGCGAACCAAGCAGGACAGGGAACGGTCCAACGACAAGGAACGGCGCAAGCGGCATCCATGGCGCGGTTGGTACAAGCTGGCGGCGTGGAAGAAAATTAGGGCGCGGAGGCTGGCGAGCGATCCGCTTTGCGTGATGTGCTTGGCAGAAGGCAAGACGACAGCGGCAACTGTGGTTGACCATATCGAGCCGCATCGGGGCAACCGGGATTTGTTCTTCAGCTATGCCAACACGCAAAGCCTATGCGAAGCGCACCACAACAGAGACAAGCAGCGCATCGAAGCAAACGGCGAAACGCAAAGTCCATCGCCAAGACCAAAACCCGAGCCTAATTTCCATTTCTGATGGGGAGGGGGGGGCGGTCAAATCTTCCCAACTCCACCCCCTGCGGACCGGCGGGGTAGAACCATTTTTACGGGGCTTGAATTTAAAAGAGAAAACCCATTAAGTGTATGAATTTATTTATTTTATTGTCATGAAAAATTATTTTCTGAATAATTTGGAGCGGCGCGAGATACCGTTAGATTGCCAAAGAAGGCGGCGGGAGTAGAGACCTAAGGTCTTTTGCTTAATTCCAAAATTGCAACTTTAATCAGATAAGACATAAATTCGTCTCCCAAGTCTTCAGATACAAATAGAGCATTTAGAAGATGCTCCTGCAATTGCTGGATTGGCATTTTCTGAGAAGAAGAATGGCAAGCAGATGAGTTTGAGATATTGTACATCATTTACAACCCTGTTGAAAATTTGAGTGGTATTAGATAAAATTACAACTGTTTTAAATTGATCGTATATGGAAATAATCTGGAAAAATTTTTTATTTAAGGAATTGAATTTTATGGGTAATTTAAATGCTAGATCCGGTGCCCATCTTAAAAGGCTGGCCATGGCACAGTCAGTGCAGAGCGCAATTGACCTGCTCATCGAGGCAAGGGCAGAAGAGAGGGGAGTGGGAAAGTGTGATTTTCTCGAAAATCTGACTGAAGTAGACGCAAGTCATTGGAACAAGATTGTCAACGGAAAGGCCACATTGACCTTAAATAAATTCAAATTACTTACTCAGCGTCTTTGCGTGACCGAGGAAGAAGAATATATAATTTTACAACATTATGAAAAAAATCGCAATTCTATCAAAGAAAATAGATTTCGTAAAAAGTCGTTCAATAATATGAGTCGATCTCAAATCGAAAATACATTTTTTTCATCTGGAGTTTCTTTCAAAGATTTATGTGATTATAATATTATCTTGAATTATATTAGTAATACTATAGAATTAGAGAGAAAAAAAGGAAACTTGCTAACCACAAGAAAATTAATACTTTCGGTTCTGCTAAGCTTGAAACGAAAATATATCACGCTACCAGATTCTGTGATGGAAGATGTCGTCACTGAGTTACTTTCCAATTATGCATATGTTGGACATATTCAGGCTGACGATATATTGTTCAAAGATGCGCTCGGTGAGCTGGAGAAACCATTTTGGAAACAATGGGATAAAGGTGGATTGAGCGCGCTTCGTCTACATTTGTATAGGAGATTTTTTGATGAATTTCTTGGGGTCGACAAGAAAAAGATTTATCAGTATCAACTAAAAGCATATAAAATTCTTAAATCAAGTGACGTTAATGAGATGCGGTATCATCAAGTGATCGTCAATAAGAATAAAATGGATATTGATATTGGTTTTAAAAAAATAGAAGATCAAGAGAAATTGAAAAGAACTTTATTTATAAGGGATAAAGTTAATTATACTGATGAAGAACTGGCGATGGTGTCAAATATATACGCGATTTATTTGATGCGACAAGGCCGGTTAGATGATGCAAATGTTGTGCTTGCTCGTGCTATTACGGAACTTGACAAAAATCTCGGGAAATTTTCATGGGGAAGAGCGAATATAAGAGAACGCCAGGGTGTTTGTGCTCTCACAGAATTCGAACTGACTGGAAATATAGATTTAGCGGAAAGTGCACTTGGCTATTTTGATGATGCACTTCAACTTAGTCGGAGGTTAGGTAATACTATTTTTGAAGATCGCATTTTTCATGCTCGAATGCAGATTTTAGCGAAAAGCGGCATTTCAGCTAATGTGGCTGGATGAAAGATTTTTAAGAGTCTGGAATTCAATAGAAAAAACCATTAAGTGTTTGTATATTCTGCAAATTTCAGTGAGTAAGATGTTGGGTCAGCTGATACATATTGGAATGCGGCTTGTGGATATGCATTTTTGAATTGCTCAAATATTTCGGTTCTTTGATCTGCAGTGGTTCGCTGCCCGAATATTATATTGCAAAGCTCTTGTGCCCCAAATGGGAGATCTTCGTAGTCAGCAATTTTGTTTCTCCCCATTCCAGAAAATAAGCGAACTTCTTGTTCGTGTTCCCATTCAACTGTCTTCGTGTAAGCAATTGTATCAACTATTCGCTTCACTCCTTTATCGGGCCACCCAAGTGTAAGATTTATAAAAAAGTCATCGTCTAAAAGAGGGGGGAGTTCCTTAACATATCTCATTGGTCTAGCGAGTGGCCACGGACTATCCAGACCCTCCACGCAACGAAAACCGAGCACGATTCCTTTATGAGAATCTGCATAATTTCCCCACATTGCTGTATTTGCGGGGTTCATTGTTAGGCACAAAGCTTTGCATTTTTCTAGCTGTTTTCTGACTTCTGACATTGCGCTTGGATAAACTTTCTTAACCCTTTCTAAGCTTTCGGGGATGGAGCTTAATAAAGCGTCCATTATTTGTTTTTTTACTTGTTCATCTTCCTTTGGTGAAATAGTGCGCAGTAAAACTCCAAGTGGGCTTTGTGGTCCAGCTTTAACCTCTCCATCTAATACCCGTTGTATTTGTGTCTTAATTTTATGAGTAATCTCTCTCTCGTTAACAAGTAGAGGCGGGATGAATTGAAGATCGAGAGGGTCGTTGAAAAGGGAAGGTGTCGACCAACGTAAAGTTTGGTTTTGAAGCACTATTTTTGCGACATCTAACGACATGTACTTGTAGTAAATCTTATTTTCGGTCTTATGCATTGGATTGCCTGTCGGGAATGTAGTCAAAACAATTATGGTGCACCCTATATTTATAAAGTGCGCGGAATGCAACTTATCAACCAAATGAAATCCAATTCCATCATGTGAGGGCTGGCGGGTTTTCCTGCTAGCCCTTTCTTGTGACTGGAAAGGCCTGCCCGGTTCTTTGCACCCGAACCGGGCGGGCCGCTTGGGGTTGATATGGCTAGAGGCAGAAAACCGGATCTTGAAAATGTTGTCCCTATGAAGGCGACAGACGGGTTGACGCATGAAGAGCGTGCAGAACGGGACGCGGCGGCGCTGAAACCGTTCGACCTGACCGAATATGAAGCGCAAATCTGGGATAGGATCGCGCCACAGTTGGCACAGCAAGGCAGGCTTAAGCCCTATTATGTGGACACGGTGGCCGAATATTGCCGCGCGTTGATCCGCATGCGGGCCTTGCGTTCAACCTTGCAGGAAGAGGGCGAGACCTACACGGTCAGCGGGCGCAACGGTAAGCAGTATAAATCCCGTCCGGAAGTGGCGCAGCTCAACGAGACTTGGCGGCAATGGCGCAACCTGACTGCAGCGCTTGGCCTATCGCCAACCGATGAACGCGGGCTTGCAGAAGGGCAAGGCGACCTATTCCCGGATGCTGACAATCCCTTTGCAGGGATGGGCGCATGAGCGCGCTTGTGATCGATGCTGAGCTGTATCCACGCACCGCGTCGGCCTTCCAATATGTGGACGATGTTTTAAACGGTGTGATTCCTGCTTGTCGATGGGTGCGGCTGGCGTGCGAGCGGCACCGGCGCGACCTGGAGCAAGCGGCGGGGGATTTGTTCGGCTTTCGGTTCGAGCCTGCCAAATCTGAAAAGGTTTTGATCTTTATCGAGGCCATGCCCCACACAAAGGGCAGGTGGGCAGCACAACGCAAAAGGCTTGTGTTGGAACCATGGCAGCGCTTTTTTGTGGCGTCCCTCTTCGGGTGGGTGCGCAAGCTGGACGGGTTGCGGCGCTTTCGCGAAGGGCGGCTCATGGTGCCGCGTAAAAACGGCAAGTCGGCGCTGGCGGCTGGCATTGGCAACTATATGCTGTCTGCTGACGGTGAATATGGGGCTGAGGTCTATAGCGGCGCGACCACGCAAAAGCAGGCCTTCGAGGTCTTCAAACCGGCGCGCCTGATGGCGAAAAACACACCCATGTTTCGGCGCACTTTGGGCGTCGAGGTGGCCGCGCAAAAGCTGACGACCAAAATGGGCGGGGTGTTTGAGCCGCTTGTGGGCGATCCGGGCGATGGTGCATCGCCTTCTTGCGGTATCGTTGACGAATATCACGAACACACAACCGACAAGCTTTATGACACGCTTAAAACCGGCATGGGCGCGCGCGATCAGCCCTTGATGCTAGTGATTACCACGGCGGGCGATAACATCGCGGGGCCGTGTTACATGGCCTTTGATGAACTCAAGAATGTTCTTGAGGGTGTGATTGAAGATGATGAGCTTTTCGGGCTGGTCTATACGATTGACGAGGGCGACGACTGGACGGATCCGGCGAACCTGATCAAGGCTAACCCGAATTTCGGGGTGTCGGTCGGGGATGAGTTTTTGCGCTCTGAGCAGCAAAAGGCAATCCGTACCCCACGCAACCAAGCGCGATTTAAGACAAAGCATCTCAACGTCTGGATCTCGGCCAAGACTGCCTATTTCAATATGGAAGATTGGAACAAGCAGGCCGACCCGGATTTGTGCATCCCAGAAGGGGACGAGGTGGCGCGCTTTGGGGCGCTCGACCTTTCCAGCAAGTTGGATATTACCGCGCGTCTTGACCTGTGGCGCAAGCTGGTGAATGGCAAGCATCATTACTATGTGGTTGCACCGCGCTTTTATCTGCCTGAAGAGACAGCCCAAGACCCTGAGAAAAAGCATTATCTGGAATGGTCAGAAACCGGCGCGCTCACTGTGACCGATGGCAATATCATCGATTACAACGTGATCAAGGATGACATTGAAGACGATCACGAATGCTTCCCCTTTGAGCGGATCGGTTATGACCCTTGGGGCGCAACACAGTTGGTTTTGGAAATTCAAAACGAGCTGAACATCGAGGTTACCGAATATCCTCAACGTGTCGTCACGCTTTCCGAGCCCATGAAGTGGGTTGAGGCGCTCTTGAAGGATGGCCGTTTGCACCATGATGGCAACCCGGTTTTGACCTGGATGATATCAAACGTCATCGCCAAGCCTGACGCCAACGACAATGTGTTTCCACGCAAACCATCTGACGAAAAGAAGATTGACGGGGCGGTGGCCCTGATCATGGCTCTGGGGTTGGCCATGGCTGAGGACCAGAACGAAGACGAGGACATGGATAGCTATTTCGCATCCCTGTAAATCCTCGCTTTTTGCGGCTTTGGCGGCACGCTTTGGGCAGAAGATATCAACCAAAGCGGGGGCGGTGTTAGCTTTGCTTCAACAAGTTTGTTGCCAACAAACGCAATCAAATTTGCATCAATTGGAGGTGCAGAGTGGACTTAATCAATCGCATCAAGTCGGCCGTTGTTCGCAGCCTGACGATACGTGAGCCGAATGGCTGGGTGTCTGATGCAGCGCGCGCAGACAGCGGCGAACTTGTCACCTTCGAAACCGCCATGGCGCTCTCTGCGGTTTGGGCTTGTGTCAATTTGCTTTCCGGCACTATCAGCACCTTGCCGCTCTCAGTTTACAAGCGAGACGACGACACCCGAGTGGATGCAAGCAAGCACCCTCTTTATAGCCTTCTGCACGATAGTCCGAATTTCAATCAGACTGCGGTTGATTTTTGGGAGCTTATGGCTGCTTCGCTAGAACTGAAAGGCAACGCCTTTGCTCGCAAGGTAAAGACAGGCAACCGGATTGTTGCGCTTGAACCGATATATGTTGAGGTCCTTGTTACTAAAAACATTGATGGCAGCTTGCGCTATCGCTGGACTGAAGACGGAAATAGTTTTGATGTATCTGAAGCCGATGTTTTGCATATTCGCGGCTTTGGCGGCAATGCGCTTGGTGGCTTTTCGACGCTGCATTTTGCGCGCAATTCCTTCGGGATTGCACGGGCCGTGGACAAATCGGCAGGCTCGACCTTCAAAAATGGTATGCGCCCGAGCGGTGCCCTGACCTTTGAGAAGTTTCTCAATGAAGAGCAGCGCAAGATTGTTGAAGAACGGCTGGTCAAAAAATTCTATGGCGCGGTCAATTCCGGGCGTCCTCTCATTCTGGAAGGTGGCACCAAATGGGAGCCGCTCACGATCAATCCTGAAGACGCGCAAATGCTGGAAAGTCGCAAATTCTCGGTTGAAGAGATTTGCCGGTTTTTCGGGGTGCCGCCGCATATGGTCGGCCACACAGAAAAGAACACCTCATTTGGCACTGGCCTTGAGCAACAAACCCTCAGTTTCATCAAATTCACTTTGCGGCGGCGTTTGAAGCGCATCGAGCAGAGCATTAACAAGCAGCTCTTAACTCCTGCGGATAGGGCGGCAGGATTCTACGTTGAATTTGATCTTGAAGAACTTTTGCGCGGGGATAGCAAGGCGCGCGCCGAGTACTACGAGTCCGGCCTAAGGGTCGGTTGGTTCAAGCTAAATGAAGTTCGAAAAAAGGAAAAATTGCCTCCAGTTCCTGGGGGCGACGTTGTGCGCATACAAATGCAGAATGTGCCGATAACGGAGGCGGGAAATGCAAATTGATACCAAAATTACAGCGCCAATTCTTGACGTGAAATCCCTTTCCGAGAAGGGCGAATTTGAAGGCTATGCCAGCACCTTCGGCGGTGAACCTGACGATTACGGCGATATCATTGCACCGGGCGCTTATGCCGACAGCATCGCAGAGCATGTTGCAAGTGGCACCATGCCAAAGTTGTTCTGGCAGCATAACAGGGACCAGCCAATCGGGCGTTGGCTCGAAATGCAGGAAGACGACAAGGGGCTTTTTGTTCGCGGCAAGCTCAATATGGGTGTGCAGTGCGCACGCGAAGTCCATGAGCTTTTGAAAGAAGGAGACATTGACGGGCTCTCTATCGGCTATCGCATCAAGGAATATTCCGTTGATACCGAAACCGGCGTCTGGACGCTGGAAAAAATCGACTTGCGCGAGATCTCCGTTGTTTCCATCGGGGCTAATCCGAATGCGTTGATTGGCAGCGTCAAGGCTCTCAAACAATCACACGATTTGACAGAACGGCTCAAGGCTGGGGACCAGCTGACAGAGCGCGAGTTTGAAATGTGGCTCAAGGGATTGGGTTTTTCAAACTCACAGGCGGAACGTGCCGCGCGGCTCCACCTGATCGGGCAGGGGGATCCTGCCAAAGCGGACGATGACCGGGCTTTCTTGCAAGCCTTGTTGCATTAATTCAGCACCCACAGGAGCAAATATCATGGCTGATAAAAAGACACCTGAAGAACTGGCAGCGGAAGTCAAAGCCGGTTTTGAAACAGCAATCGACAAAGTGAAGGAAGTTGCTGAAGAGGCTTTGGGCAAAGCGGCGAAGGGCGAAAAGCTGACCGAGACCACCAAGGAAACGGCAGACGAAGCCTTGCTTAAAATGAACGAGCTGAAAGGCCAGTTTGAAGAATTCGAGCAGAAGATGGCGCGGATCGGCTCAAACCCTGCTGAGCGTGCAAAAAGCATCGGTGAGCAGTTTATCGATGATGAGCAGGTCAAATCATGGATTGCGGATGGCCCGACCAAGGGCAAGGCCGATATGAAGATCAAGGCCACGATCACCACGGCCACCACAGACGCGGCGGGTTCTGTTGGCGGGGCGATTGCGCCACAGCGTGTGCCTGGCATTCAGGAATTGCCACAGCGTCGCATGACGGTACGCGACCTGCTTTCGCCTGGTGATATGTCATCGCCTAGCCTTGAATATGTGCAGGAAACTGGCTTTTCCAACAATGCAGCACCGGTGGCCGAAGGGGCTGCAAAGCCATCCTCGGACATTCAGCTTGATTTGAAAAGCACAAGCGCCAAGGTGATTGCCCATTGGTTCAAAGCATCCAAGCAATCGCTTGATGATGTGCCGCAATTGCGCTCGTTGATCGATAACCGGCTGTTGTACGGTCTGGCCTACAAGGAAGAATTGCAGCTTTTGAGCGGTGACGGTACCGGCCAGAACCTGCTTGGTCTCATTCCGCAAGCAACTGGTTATGCAGAGCCGTTTACGCCCGATTCTGGCACCAATATTGACACCTTGCGCCTTGCGATGCTGCAAGCCGTGCTGGCTGAATATCCGGCAACCGGTCATGTGCTCAACCCGATTGATTGGGCGCGCATCGAGCTGACCAAGGACGGGCAGGGCAAATATATCATTGGTCAGCCGCAAGGCTCGATCACGCCCACGCTCTGGAATTTGCCGGTGGTCCAGACACAGGCCATCTCTGAAGACAAATTCCTGACCGGTGCTTTCAAGATGGCTGCACAGGTCTTTGACCTCTGGCAGGCGCGTGTTGAGGTTGGTTTTGAAAATGACGACTTCACCAAAAACCTTATCACCATTCTGGGCGAAGAGCGTTTGGCGCTGGCTGTCTATCGGCCTGAAGCCTTCATCTATGGCGATTTTGGCAACGTTGCTGACGCGTAACAACAGGCGGTGACCAAGAGGGGCGGCGCGCTGTCCCTCTTCAATCAATCAAAAGGATACGATCATGGTTAAGCGAGATTACACGGTTTTGCGCCCGCATCTGGGCGACAAAATGTATGAAAAAGGCGACACGCGCACAGCCGAAGAGGCGAGCGTGGGCCACCTTGTCAAAGCCGGTGTGTTGGCTGAAGTGAAGGAAGAACCACCCGTTGAACTCAGCGGCGGGGATGATGAACCGGCGCAAGCTGTGGCTGAGCCTGACAAGGCGGAAACCGCCAGCGCGGCACCGGAAACCAAGGCGGCGGCAAGCGTGCCCGAAACAAAGGCGTCGTTGTTCTCGGAAGCGGAAACGGCAGCAAAGAACGCCAAAAGCGCCAAGGCTGAAAGCGGGGCCGCAAAATGAAATTCGCGCCATACCAGATAACGGCACCGGATGCATTGCCGGTCACGTTGGACGAAATCAAGACGCATTGCCGCGTTGATGGTGAGAGTGAAGACGACTATTTGACAGGCCTTTTGCAAGCCGCTGTCAGTTATCTGGATGGTTACAGCGGCATCTTGGGCAAATGCCTGATGACACAGGAATGGGCGCAAGAATTTGAATGGTGGGGCGACTTTCCTCTTTGCCTCGGGCCGTTCCTTGATCTGACGTCCATTGCCTATTTTGACGGGGATGGGGAAAGCCAGACGGTGGATCTTTCGAGCGTGCGGATTGAGCGGCGCGTGCTTGAGACTTTTGCTTGCCTCAAGGTGGGCGCGAGCTGGCCAGATACCGACCCGGACGCAGGGCCTATTACGGTGACATGGCGGGCTGGATATGAGGATGCGGCGGCGGTGCCTGCGGGCATTCGGCACGCTATCAAGCTGATGGTCGGGCATTGGTTTGAAAATCGTGAAGCGGTTTTGGTGGGTGTTGCTGCCAATCAACTGCCCTTGGCGGTGGACGCGCTGATAGCGCCACACAGGAAGGTTTTGTGATGCAAGCGGGCAAGCTTAACAAGCGGGTGACGTTTCAAGAGCCTTTACATACTGACACCGCAAGCGGCGGGCAGGCTGAGAGCTGGGGCAATGATTTGACCGTGTGGGGTGGCTTTCGACCAGATCGGGCCAACGAGAAGGAAGGCGGCGGGCGGCTTGAGGCGACAGTGACCGGCCTTTTGCGGGTGCGCGGCTCTATCCAGACAATAGCCATCAATGAAGATTGGCGGGTTTTGATTGATGGCGAGATTTATTCGATTGGCGGCATCATCAACCCGGACCAGCGCGGGCGCGAATTGCAAATAACGGTCACACGCGGGGAGCTGGTTTGATGGCGAAAACAAAATGGATCGGCAAGGAAAAGGCTTTCGGAAAACTCAAAAGTCTAGCTCCAGCGATTGAAAAGGACTTAAGCCCAAGCCTTGAAAAAAGCGCCGATGAGTTGGCCGGTCTGGCGCGGCGTTATGCGCCCAAGAAAAGCGGTGACTATGCCCGATCAATCGAGGCGGACCAGATCAAGGAAGACAAGCAAACGCCAGCTTGGGGGCTGTTTGCTGATTTCATTTGGCGCTTTATCGAGTTTGGCACAAAGCCGGGCAGATACGGGGCGCGGACAAGCAGCGGCGGACGAGACAGGAAAGTTTACAGAACGCATCCGGGCACGGCTGCGAGTCCTCATATCTGGCCAGCCTACAGGATTTTGCAACGGCGCATCAAATCCAGAACATCCAGAACGATAAACAAGGCAATCAAGACGGTTGGGAGGCGGTGACCTATGGCGCTCGATTTTACAAAGGCGCAAGAGCAGCTTGTAAGCGCGCTGAAGGCTGCGGGGATCTGTGACGGGCGGATCTATGACTTTATGCCGGAAAGTCCCTCAAAGGGGCGTGCGGGCCATGTGGGGCAACATTATCCTTTCTGTGTTCTGGGCAACTTTGCCGGTGATGAAAGCGACGTTGGCAATCGGCTTGGGGAAGTGATTTTCCAAATGCTGGAGGTGCATAGCCGCGACAGGGGCAAGGCCGAAGCCATGGCCATTGCGGCGCAAATCCGCGACAGTTTGCATAAGGCCTCTTTCACGCTGTCCGATGGGGCAAGCATGCGGGTCATTTGGCGAGGGGAAGATATCAACGGACCCGAAAACAGGGTCTATTTTTGTGACATGCGTTTTGAAATCAAACTCTATGAGGCTTGCACATGACAAAGCATCTTGGTCAAGAGCTGTTTATTCAGGTTGAAGACCCTGAGACAGCGGATGCCTATGTCGATTTTTGCGGCATTTCCAGCACTGATTTTTCCATGGGGCCGGAAATGGTCGACCGCATTATTCCAGAATGCGACGGGGACCGGACGACACCGGCACAGGTGACCAAGCGGGCGGGCAATATTGATCTGAGCTTTACCGGCTCGGGTATTGCCGAAATCAACACCCGCACAACGGCCATTTTTGATGCCGCGCGCACCGGGGTAACACTCAATTTCAAAGTGACTGTGCCGAACTATGGCAGCTTTACCGGGCCTGCCTATGTCAAAATCACTTTTACCGGCAACACCAATGAAGACTTGGCGATTTCTGCTGAGTTCGGATGGGAAAGCGTGCCGACCTGGGCGGCGGCGGCATAAGGGGCGATCATGCAAATCAATGAATTGACTGGTGAGGTTTCCGTTACTCTGGGCGGGAAAGACTTCACGCTTCAAGCCACCCTGCCAAGGGTGGCCGCTCTTATGGCTGAACTTCAGATTTCAGGCCTTAAACAGCTCCATTTCATGGCGGCGGTGCATGATCCGCGTTTGACTTATGCGGGCATCAAATGCCTTGCCGGACCAGACAGCAAGGGCGCGGCGGACGGGTTGCTATTTGGCGCGACCAGTGAAGAGGCGGACGCGGCAATCGTGGCCGCTTTGGCGGCGGGTATGCCCGAGGCAAAAAGCCAGCCGGGAAAGCCGGGAGGGGAAGCGACCGCATCCCCTTCAGACGCATAAAGCAGGTTGCTTTTGCCTATCTTGGATGGAGCCCTAGCGAGTTCAATCAAGCAACCTTGCGCGATTATGCCGACGCGATAGAGGGTTTTAACCAGCGGTATGGCGAGCCAGAAAAACCAACCATGTCCAAGGAACGGTTCGCAGAATTGAGGGCGCGATATGGCGGAAACTGATCTTGAAAAACTGGTCTTGCGGATTGAGGCGAACACCACCCAATTCAACAAGGCCTTGAAGAAAATCGAGAAGAACACCGCGTCCAGCATGGGCCGAAGTGAAAAAAGCGTTCTTAAATTCACTTCGCGCCTTGGCGGTTTGGGCAAGGCTGCAAAGGGGGCCGTTTCTGCTGTTGGTGGTCTGGCTGGCATTGCTGTCGGCGGTGGGCTGGCTGGCATTGGGGCAACGATCAAATCAACCACAAGTCAAATTGTTGATCTTGCCTCTGAGGCAAAACGGGCCGGTGTGAGCTTTGAAGCCTTTCAGGAGTTGGACTATGCAGCGGGCAAAAACAAGGTCAGCATTGATGCTTTGACCGATGGCCTTAAAGAAATGCAATTGCGGGCTGACGAATTCATATCAACGGGGGCAGGATCGAGCGCAGAAGCCTTTCAGCGGCTTGGATATGACGCCAAGGAACTCAAACAACGGCTAAAAGAGCCTGACAAGCTCTTTGAAGACATTATCGGACGCCTGCAACAGCTTGATAGGGCGGCGCAAATCCGCGTGTCTGACGAGATCTTTGGCGGCACTGGCGGCGAACAATTTGTTCAAATGCTCGGGGATGGCGTTGAAGGCTTGCGCAAAGCACGCAAAGAGGCGCGCGATCTTGGCTTGGTGATGAATGATGAGCTGGTTGATAAGGCCAAAGAGATTGACCGGCAATTCCAGACCATCACCACCCGCATTGGAACCGGCCTGAAATCGGCGGTGGTTGAGGTTGCAAGCGAGCTGTCCAACCTGATCGGGCGTTTTCTGGAGCTTGAGAACGCCATGCCCGATGCATCAAGCCAAGCGCGGGGCGCGACTGCAGCCAGACGCGCACGGCGTGGTACGGTTCAAGGGCGGACATTTGCCGAAATTTTCGGGTCTGATGATGAAACGAATTATGCAAGCGGGGCGGCTGGCCGAAGACAACGGCGCAATGCACAGCGAACAAGCATCCAAACAGCGTCAGCGACAAGCACGCCAAGTGATCTGGTTGAAACGATACCGTCAACAGCGTTCAACGTGCCGGGCTCTGGCGGTGGTTCCGGGTCTGGCGGCAATGCCGATCAGCAAGCCGATAAGGTGCAAAAGGTCATTCTAGCCCTTGAGCAACAGGCGCAACAGCTCGGGCGCACGTCCGATGAGCAGGAACTCTATAACGCCTTGGCAAAGGCGGGTGTGAGCCTTCAGAGTGAAGAGGGGCAGGCTATCGCGGCGGCTGTTAATGGCCTTCAGGCAAAGCGTGTGGCGATGCAAGAGGCAATCAGCACCTCAAGGGCCATGCAGCTTGAGACCGAACAGATTGCGCAGAGTTTCGACTATCTGGGGCAATCGGGCGTTGATACGCTCTTGGACATTGTAAGCGGGGCGTCTTCTGCTGAGGATGCAATGCGCTCCTTTGCCTTGCAGATCGCCAACGCGGCGGCGCAAGCAGCGCTCTTTGGCTCCGGGCCTATGGCGTCTTTCATGTCTGCCTTGACGGGAACATCTGGCGGCGCATTGACCGGGCTTTTCACCTCTCTTGCGGGGTCCATTACTTCAAGCGGATCTGCGCTTGATCTGTCTTCCCTTGTGACCGGTGGGCGCGCTGGCGGCGGGATTGTGTTGCCTGGTCATCTCTATGAAGTGAACGAAACAGGGCAAGAGCTGTTTTCGCCAAACGTGGCCGGACGGATTGAACCAAATCGCCCCTTTGGCTCGGCGCATGATGGCGCGGGCAGTCAAGGCGACACGCACAATTGGTATATTTCCACGCCTGACGCTCAAAGCTTCAAACAGTCCAAAGGCCAGATAGCCGCGAACATGGCGCGCCTTGTGGCACAGGGCGGACGCAATCAATAGGGGCTTTCAGACATGGCGGCATTTTTGGAAATTGTCTTTCCGGTCAAAATCGGACTTGGCGCAACGGGCGGACCACAGCGCAAAACGCAAGTGGTGCAAAGCGGATCGGGCAAGGAAGAACGCAATCAGCAATGGGCCAATTCCCGGCGCTCTTGGGATGTCGGCACCGGCATCCGCGATATATACGAGGCCGAACAAGTGCTTTCTTTCTTCGAGGATGTGCGCGGGCGGCTTTCCGGCTTTCTCTTTTGCGACCCGTTTGATTTGCGCTCTTGCGCCATTCTGGGCAACCCGAGCGCGACGGATCAGGCGATAGGCACAGGCGACGGGGCAACAACTGCCTTTCAGCTTACCAAGACTTACGGCAGCGCAAATCCATACATGCGCAAAATCAGCAAACCGAAACAGGATTCCGTTTTGGTGGCTGTTGATGGCGTGGCGCTCGATGCGGCTGATTTCAGCGTTGATCACACAACCGGTCTTGTCACCTTGGCGGACCCGCCAGCGGTGGACGCGGCTGTTACGGCTGGCTTTGAATTTTATGTGCCGGTGCGCTTTGACACAGATGATCTATCCATCGCTTGGGAAAATAACGCGCTTATCTCTGTTCCTTCCATTCCCGTTCTGGAGCTGATTTTATGAAGACTTTGCCCGATGGCATGCAAGCCCATCTTGATAGCGGGGCCACAACGCTTTGTTGGTGCTGGAAACTGACCAGAAGCGATGGGGCAATCTATGGCTTTACTGATCATGATTGCGATCTGGTTTTTGACGGTGTGACCTATTCGGCGGACAGCGGTTTTACAGCAACCGAGCTGCAATCAAGCCTTGGGCTCTCGGTTGATAATGTGGATGTTGAAGGCGCGCTTTCTGCTGATTTCATCACTGAGGAAGACATTGCGGCGGGGCTCTATGATGGGGCAGGGGTTGAGGTCTGGCGGGTCAACTGGATGGATCTTGCCCAACGCCTTTTGATGCGCTCGGGCAATCTTGGCGAGATCACGCGCGGGGATACCTATTTCAGTACGGAAGTGCGCGGGCTGGCAGCTGTACTACAGCAAAAGCAAGGGCGTGTTTATCAGGCCGCTTGTGATGCCACCTTGGGGGATGAGCGGTGCGGGCTGGATGTTTCAAACGGGGCCTATTCGGTTGATGTGGTAGTAACCGGACAGACAGGCGGGCAAGTGCTCCAGATTTCCGGGGCTGATGCCTATGAGGCCAATTGGTTTGACCGGGGCACTCTGACCTTTACCAGTGGCGAGAATGACGGGATCAGCTACGCGCTGCAAAGCCATGTGGTGACAAGCGGTATTGTCTCTGTTGGCGTCTGGTCACCTTTCCTCAAGAGCGTTGCTGTGGGTGACACGATCACCCTTGTTGCTGGCTGTGACAAGCATTTTGCGACCTGCGTCAAGAAATTTGACAACGGGGCGAATTTTCGCGGATGCCCGCACATGCCGGGCAATGACTTTGTGACCACCTATCCAAGCCCTGACAGTGACGATTTATCCGGTGAGCATCGCTATGACCAATATTAAACGAGACCAGATCATAGAATGCGCGCGGGGCTGGCTGGGCACGCCTTACCACCATCAAGCCAGCGTCAAGGGCGTTGGCTGTGATTGCCTTGGATTGGTGCGGGGTGTTTGGCGCGGGCTTTACGGCTTTGAGGCTGCAAATATTCCGGCCTATTCGCCAGATTGGGGCGATGCCACCAATGCAGAAAGCTTGCTATCTGCGGGGCGAACCTATTTGCAGGAAATCGCCCTTGATGAGATGGGGCCGGGGGATGTGTTTGCGATCCGTTGGCGCGGGGCTAAGAGCGCCAAACATCTCGGCATCCTGACCGGTGAAACGCGATTTATCCACGCCTATGAAAAATGTGGTGTTGTCGAGGTGAGCTTATCCCCTCACTGGCGGCGGATGATTGCCGCTGCTTTCCGCTTTCCCAATCTGGAGGTTTGAACATGTCAACACTGGTTTTGTCAAAGGTCGGCACGGTGCTTGGCGGGGCCTTGTTGGGGCCAATCGGGGCAATGATCGGCGGCACGATTGGCGCGCTTGGTGGGGCCGTTATCGACAATATGCTTTTGGCCGGTGGCAAGGATACCCACACGCAAGGGCCGCGTCTTGATAGCCTGGAGGTGACCAGCTCGACAGAAGGCACCGCGATCAACAGAGCTTACGGGCGGGCGCGCATTGGCGGACAAGTGATCTGGGCAACCACCTTGGAAGAGGTCGCCACCACCACCAAACAGGGCGGCAAGGGCGGCGGGGCAAAAGCCAAGACAACCAGTTACACATATTACGCAAATTTTGCGGTTGGCATTTGCGAAGGGCCGGGGGTCTATCTCAACCGGATCTTTGCGGATGGGACAGAAATCGACATGTCAAAAATTGACTTTCGCTTTTACGATGGCAGCGAAAGCCAAGAACCTGACAGCCTGATTGAAAGCGTGGAAGGCGACGGGCTGGCGCCTGCCTATCGCGGGCTTTGCTATATTGTCTTTGACCGGCTGGAGCTGACCGACTACGGAAGCCGCATTCCGCAATTCACCTTTGAAATTATCCGGCCAGCACCGACACGCCAGCTTGAGAGCGCCATTTGTGGGGTCAATCTCATTCCGGGGTCAACCGAATTTGGCTATGAGCCGGATGTGATGCTCAAGCAAGAGCTGTCATCAAGTGGCGCGGTGATCGGGCAAGAATACGAAAATGTGCATCAGAAACAGGGCGCGTCTGATTTGTCCGTTTCTCTTGATCAACTTGCAACCGTGATGCCGAATATCAAAAGCGTTTGCCTTGTGGTGGCTTGGTTTTTTGATGATTTGCGCTGTGGTGGCTGCAGCATCCGGCCAAAAGTGGAAATCAGCACCAAGGCAACATCGCCCTATAACTGGCAGGTTGCGGGCCTGACGCGAGACACAGCGCTTTTAATCACGCAAATGACTGATGATGATGGCAATGATTATCCCGTTTATGGGGGCACGCCTTCAGACAAAGCTGTCATTCATGCCATTACCGAGCTGAAAGCGCGCGGCTATGATGTCATGCTTTACCCGTTCATTATGGGCGATATCCCGCAAGGCAACGGCCTTGCCGATCCTTGGGGCGGGGAAGAGCAAGCCACCTTCCCATGGCGTGGCCGGATCACTTGCCACCCGGCAGCAGGGCAGACCGGAAGCCCGGACCAGACCAGCACGGCGGGCGATCAGGTGAGCGCCTTTCTAGGCTCGGCGGCTGTGGCTGATTTTTCCATTTCAGATGAAACAATCGCCTATACCGGCGCGGATGAGTGGAGCTATCGGCGCTTTGTTCTGCATCTGGCCAATCTGGCCAAAGCGGCGGACGGTGTGGCGTCAATCTGCATCGGTTCGGAAATGGTCGGGCTAACCACGGTGCGCGATGAAGCCACAAGCTATCCCTTTGTAACCGGCCTTAAAGCCTTGGCTGTTGATGTGCGGGCGATCCTTGGGGAAACGGTAAAAATCGGCTATGCGGCGGACTGGTCAGAATATCACAGCCACAGGCCGGGGGATGGCTCGGGCGATGTGATTTTCAACATGGACCCGCTGTGGTCTGATGATGATATTGATTTCATTGGAATTGATAATTATTTCCCTCTGTCTGATTGGCGGCGGGGCAGGGACCATCTTGATTATGATCAGGACGCGGGGCATGTGACGCCATACAGCCTTGATTATCTCAAGGCCAACATCGAGGGCGGGGAATATTATGATTTCTACTATGCGGACGATGCGGCGCGTGTGGCGCAAGAGCGTACAGCGATCAGCGACGGGACGCATGGGGAAGACTGGATTTACCGCCAGAAAGATTTAAAAAACTGGTGGCTCAATAGCCATTATAACAGGCCGGGCGGTGTGCGTGATAGCGCGGCAACAGGCTGGACGCCAGAAAGTAAACCAATCTGGTTTACCGAGTTGGGATGCCCGGCGCTTGATCTGGGCAGCAATCAGCCCAATGTGTTTTTTGATCCCAAATCCAGTGAGAGCGCCTTGCCCTATTTTTCCAGCGGCGCGCGCGATGATGTGCAACAGCACAGCCATTTAAGGGCAACGCTCGACTATTGGGCCGATGATGCCAACAATCCGGCCTCAAGCCTTTATGACGGTTCCATGATCGATATGGACGCTGTGCATGTGTGGAGCTGGGACGCGCGTCCATTCCCCTCCTGGCCATTGGATGGGGCAAGCTGGGCGGATGCGGACAACTGGCAATATGGGCATTGGCTATCTTCTCGGGTGGGCATGGTCTACATGCCCGACCTGATGCGTCATATCTCCGAGGAATACGGCTTTACCGCCTATGATTTTGATGCGGCTTATGGGGCCTGCGATGGCTATGTGATCGATAGCACCATGAGCTTACGCAGTGCTTGGCAACCTCTGGAACTGGCTTTCGGCTTTGACTTGATCGAAACGGGCGGCATCATCAAGGCGGTTTCCCGAAAGGCCATTCCCCTTTGTGCGGATGTTGATCAAGAGCGCTTACAGGATACGAACGGCGAGAGCGGTGGCGAGCTGGTCACGCTCACACGGGCGCAAGAAAGTGAACTCGCACGCGGCGTGCGCATTACCTATCTCAATGCGAACAAGGCTTACAATTCCGGCACAGTGACCGCTTGGAATAATTTTACAGGCGCAACGAATGTGTCTGAAAGTCAGCTTGCTATTGTCATGGATGAGGACAGGGCGCAAGGCGTGGCTGAGTATCTTTTGCAAGATGCTTGGGCCGCGCGGGAAACCGGACAATTTGCGCTTATGCCTTCCCTGCTGGCCTTGGAACCGGGCGACGTTCTGGAAGTGACCACGCAAAAGGGTGCGCGGGAATTGCGCTTGACCGATGTAAAGGACGGGGAAGGGCGCACATGTGAGGCAAGCGGATTTATTGATGCCGGCTTGTCTGTTTCCGGTGCGCGCTATTCCTTGCGTTTCAGTCGGGCCAGCGCGGGACTTTCGCGCATTTTGGCGCGCTTTATGGATTTGCCGTTGCTCCAGCCGGATAATGACCCGAATGCGGGCTATGTGGCTCTTTCTGCCAAGCGTTGGCCGGGGGCGGGGCTGGTGTTGCGCTCGACCAATGAAAGCAGTTGGCAAACGAATATTGAATTTACCCATTCGGCCATCATTGGCGAAACCCTAAACGCCTTGGACAAAGGGCCGCTTTATGTCTTTGACCGGGGCAATGCGCTGGAAATCGAGATTTATAGTGGCTCGTTGCTGTCTGTCTCTGAAGAGGAATTATTCTCTGGCAGCAACGCCTTTGCCATCGAAACAAGTGCGGGCGTTTGGGAAATCATCCAAGCGCAAACTGTGGAGCTGATCGGCTCAAAACGTTATCGCCTGACGGACCTTTTGCGCGGGCAGCTCGGCACAGAAAACGCTATGCTGGAAAGTGTCGCGGCCGGGGCGGCGCTGGTCTATCTTGATCAGGGCGTTGCGCAAGCAGACATGGGCCTATCTGATATCGGCATTAGCTATTATTGGCGCTATGGACCGGAAGGCGAAACGGTTGGCTCGGATCTCTTCACAACCGAGCAACACGCCTTTAGCGGGCGGGCGCTCAAGCCCTATGCGCCAGTGCATGCCCGATGGGCAAGCGATGAGGCGGGCGATCATACCATTACCTGGATCAGACGGACGCGGCTGGATGGCGACGGGTGGGAGCTTTATCAAGTGCCTCTGGGGGAAGAGCTGGAGGCCTATGAAGTCGATATCATAAGCGGCGGCGATGTGGTGCGCACCATCGAGACGAGCACGCCAGAAGCCAGCTATAGCGCCACACAAAGACAGACCGATCTAGGCAGCGCAACGGCTGGCTATGAGGTGGCAATCTATCAAATCAGTCAAACAATAGGGCGCGGGGATGCGCTGAAGGTGGGGTGGGGGTGATTGTGCGTCTGGGCTTGGCAACTTTTAGCTAAAATGAAGGAGCACTGGCACACGCAATAAAAGGTGACCGGTAATCGAGACCGATAGGCGACATTCGACTGTTCTGGGGTGGCTCTGACGAGCTTGCCAAAAGCAGCTGTTCGCACGAGACGCAGCATTGGTCTCTCATTAAACCGCTTTAAGATGAAACAGCCTTGTCAGAGACAATGCGCTCCAGAGCGTTATATGCGTCCTGAGCAACATCGACCCTAAGATGGCATTTGGCTGAAGAAGTAACGTCAACGGGAGGGCTGATGTCTGCAAGCTTTAAGACCTGCCTGAGATGGGGGCCGGATAGAGGAATATAATCGAATTGCTCTCCAGAAAATCGATTATATATGCGGCCAATAAACCACTTGCTCCGCCTCTTTGCTTGTTTTGCTGAAAACAATCGAAAATGAAGAACCCCTAAGAGTTCCTGATCATCCAAGGGGGCGGCATCAGCAGCTTTGCTAAATGCTGAGAATGCAGGCGACATTCCCGCTGTTACCGCGTCTGAGAAACCCCGAGACGTCGCGCTCTGCTCTTCACTGATCCGAATGATCGGTTGCGTATTCATTGCACTGCCCAGAACCAATGAAATCCATATTCACCAAACAGCGAATAATACAACAATCAGGACAACCCATGGGATTAGTCCCAACCATCCTGCCATAGTCGCGTCACACAAATATCGGCTGTTTTTTGAGCTCTTGAAGCCAAGCCAATTATATCTCTTTTCTTCAGACGATATTGGTTCGACAGAAATGTAGCCAAATGACACAATGGGCAGCAGAATTCTCGCAGTTGAGTATCCAACGGCTTCAAGTAGAACATCATAAACAAACATAGGAACTCTCCTGCTTGCTGGGACGATACACCAATAGAGGTTATTTGAAAATGGTGCATCCGACTGGGATCAACAAACGGGGCCAACAGATTCGGTCCGAAGCAGTCCTCGGTCGTTCTATAGCCTGTTGTATAGCAGAACGCGCGATTGGACATTCGTTGACCGCCCAAGGACGGAGTTACAGAGTTCGACACAGCTATGTGTGAGTATGGAGATCAATGATGAAACTAGAAGAGTACTATAGACCTCGCTTGTCCGAGGCTGGCTACGATCTTTTGGCTGTTTTCAGCAGGTTTGAATACGCACTGAAGAAGGGCGGGTTTCGCCGAGAAAACTACCCTGACGCAGCCTGGCCAACATTTGCAAACCGTCTTCCCGATCCGTTTTTTCAAAAGATGCGAGAGGCTTCGGAAGCCCAAATCTTTTTTGAAGCGCCGCCAGATCATCTCGTAACCACGGCTGACGGGGGTGTAGCCTGGTCAGGAGCACCAATTACACCAAACGACGCGGCCAGCCTCTTTAAAAGCATCAAGACTGCACGCAACAACCTGTTTCATGGGGATAAGAAACACGACAACGACCGAGATACCCGGCTAATGAAAGCGGCATTGTTTGTGCTGAACGAAGCCTACCAAGAAGCGGAAGTAAATGAAGGGTTTGATAGTTTTGTAAGCGCCATGGAGTTTGGTCTTTAGCATATCGGCCCTATCCTGCCGTTCGATTGATCAGGGGGGGGGCTCCGACGCGTTTCCCGAAAGCTGCCGTAAAAGCTCAAAGCTACTTTAGTCGTTGGAGGTCCGTTGTAAGAAGACTACCCCTTGTTGATCGTCAGGGAGCCCCACTGACCCAAAATCCCCTATTTCCAAGCTAGTTTCAGAAAATGAGATATTAGATCGGTAAATGCTAAACATCGAAGAGCGATCATCACGAGGTCGATTGTTTCGCACCTCACATCTTTCGAAAGAAACATCACTCTTTTTTATTATAAACGCATCAAAGCAGAAATTGTCATAAAACTCTACTTCTACCAATTTCAAAGAAGATGTCTCTATCGCTCTAAATACGCCATATGAGCACTTGTAGATATCGCAGTTCTGAAATCGAACGAATTGGCTATTCTCAATTTCAAAACCATAGGTTCCACATCCGAAGATTTTGCAATTATCGACACATATTGAAGAGCAATGCTTGAAGTTTAACACAGCACCTTTACACTCCCCTCCCTTCGGCCAGTGACCAAGGGCTGTGCCTTCTATTGTGACACCATGGCAATCTTCAAAACTCATCGTAGTTGCATAGGTGGGTTCAACGGTTATACGAGCATCACTGCTTCCCTTAATTGTTAGATTGTTTACGCCTCTAAATACCAGTTCCTCTCCGTCGAACACCTCTCGAGCAAACACGTGATGATTATCAGGAACTTCAATCCCAGAAAGAGAAAAGCTCCTTCGAACGTAGATACTTGTATTTGAGCCTATGCAACTCAGGAACTCATCTGCCGAATAGACGTCTACTTTACGATGATCAATCGCTCCTACCTCTCGCCCTTCGAGCGACGAGATATGGGTGACTAGCTCAGAGAAGTTGGCCTGAAAGCAGTCTATGTACTGATACTGAGCAAACGAAATGCCATCAACACGAGTTTTCGGTATTTGGCATTCCTCAATTCTCACCGGCAATACAAACGTTTTTCCAGCAGGAACAAGCGCCAGCCTTGCTAGCGCTTGCCGAAATTCTGATTGTACATATCCGACTTTCTGCACAGAGATTTCAGAGAACAAAGGTAAAAAGTATTTTGATGTTCGGATAACATCGCGAAGCCGGTCTTCCCACAATTCCCCTGGCTTCAGTCCTTCAAGTTTGTACGGAGAAGGAGGTTTGTCCATCCACGGACTTAATCCTGCCTCGCGCAACCTTCGATACAAAGCTTGTGCTTGTAGCAAGTCTTCACTTGCGTATGATATAAAGCAAATTGGGTCTGTCATAGTATCCAATACAATATCAAATTATTAGAACTTGCAATTGCATTACGTCGCACATACTTCAAAAAATAACAACCAAAAGAGTTGCGGATATGCCGCCTCTAAAACTCGAAATAATCAGCTTTTTAATACCCAATTTGGACACGAAGCGAATTAGTGCGTCGCAGCATTTGTTAAAGCAGCTCTTTCAGCATAGAGATTGGAATTCGCTGCCCAAAGCCGGGATTCGCCAGAGATGACTTTCAAGAATCCTGCGTCCCCATTCCTAACATTCGATTAAAGCAGGACATATTGAAAAGATATGTGACGGAGTATGGTGGATGTGTTAGGCTGGAGCAGCTCAAAAGATAAAGAGAAAATCAATGGCGAGTATAATAAGCACTATTACTATTGCTGTTATTGGGGTTTTCCTGACTGCATGGTTTAATCACATTCATTGGTTAAACAAAAATAGAGAAGAAATAAGAATTAGAGAAACTATTGAAGCAACTTCTTTAGTTAGAGATATTGCAAATATCTTTGACAAAAGAATTGTTACTCAGAGGCTAATGCTGAGAAATATATTTTTGGAAAACAGGGAGGTTATGCTAGAAGAATACAAAAAATCTCTGAGAGAATATAGCGAAAGATATAACGAAGTTAGATTTAGACTGCGATATTTTTCAAGTTACAGTTATGTGATAGACTTTGAAAGAGAGCTAAACGACAAAATTGTTGAAAATTCATACGAAATTGAGCATATATTAAAGTACGGTAGACCAAAAAAACTAAAATTTTCAGAATTAAACGAGCAATTAAATATTATTTCAGTAAGAGTGTATGAGTACTGCGCGCTGTTAACTTCAGATATTTCTTCTGAAAATATTGGTGTCTTAAAAAAAATAAATGATTGGAAGGATCCAAATAACAAGTATATAAGTTCTTTGTTTTTAATTAAAAGACTTCTTTCTTTGTAAGACGAAGAGATGCAAGATAGTCCATTCTTTTGTGAACCCGGCTTGTCCACCAAGGATTGGAAGATTGGAATAATTGAAGAATTTCTTCTGGACTTGAAAATACATCGCGATCACTTACCGAGTAATATATATTGGGAGGCAACGGGTAGGGCAAAAGACTCGCAATAAAAGCACTTTGTTCAGGCGTGAGGTTGGAGGGGGCCGTATCAAATAGAAATTTTGAAGCTTTAATGATACCGTGCATGTTTGGCCCAAAATATGCAGAATTTATGTAAGCAAGTAGTATTTCCTCTTTTGAACGATGTAAATTTATAATAGCCGCAAAAATTATTTCGCGAATTTTTCGAGATACAGTTCTTTCCCTTCGTCCTGTGCAGGTTCTAACCAATAGTTGCTCTATGGTGCTGGTTCCGCCGAATTTTCCATAAGTAATGTATCGTTTTAGGCCTCGAGGTAGAGAGCGTAGTTCAAATCCTAGATGCAGAAAATACCGCCGATCTTCGAGAAGAAGGATATCATGGATTTGTTCTGGTATGATTTTATCTTCTTCGGAAAGAAAAAAAGAAGAATCTACAGAATAATATTGATCAATCCAATTTAATAGTTCATCAAGGTCAACATTAAGACGAATCAGTAACTTTTTAAGGCTTAAATTATTTCGCGTTTTGGTCATTTTTCAAAATCAAACTTCGTTAAATATTCTACACCTGTCAAAGAACATTAGGCTTATCAAAACCACCCTTCCTAATTGTTTCCCTTGAAGGTATTCATGATATCACGCAAATCTTATGTTGTTGCACATATTTGAGCAAACACTATTGAGCTCTGTTGTAAAAAAGTCGCAAGGAATTTCATTAAAACACGTTGGGCGAAATGGTCCCGAAAAACAAGACAAAGCACAAACGTCGGCTATGAAATGATGTTGGTTTTGACATTAGCGGTAGCACAATTAGGAAACAAATTTACCATTTGAGGCCAAGTAAATTTGCAACAGAGTCCGATTGGCCGCTTCCGCCTGCGGCATTAGAGATCTCGCACCAGCGTAAGATAATCGCTTTCCGCCCCTTTTGCAAAACAACCTTCTGAAGGCTCGAATTTCTACTCATATCGAAAGCTCGCATGCAGTCAGATCGTGATCTCTCTTAACTCTCACTTTTCAACCACCACAATCCATCCCTTACCCTCGTGTTGATCGAAACCAACTGAGGGTCTTTTCATGTCGGCTACAGCGCTCTTGGCTTTGCCCTATATTGCAGCCAATCAGAATCAGAAACACGTGACCCATAATGAAGCCTTGCGGATGTTGGATGCGCTTGTGCAGCTATCCGTATTGGATCGCGATTTGACAGCGCCACCCGATACGCCAAGCGATGGCGCGCGTTATATCGTGGCTGATGGGGCAACTGATGCATGGGCCGGATGGGATGGCAGCGTTGCCGCTTATCAAGATGGGGCGTGGGTTGAATTTGTGCCTTTGCCGGGGTGGCTGGCCTGGGTATCCGATGAAAGCAAACTCCTTTGCTATGATGGGGCTGACTGGGTTGATTTCCTTTCTGCTGGCCTTGGTACGGCTTTGGGGAACGGCTCTTTTGACAAGATCGGGGTGAACGCCTCGGCAGACGCAACCAACCGCCTAGCGCTTTCCTCGGCGGCTAGTCTTTTCAATCACGCTGGAAACGGCCATCAAATCAAGGTCAATAAAGCGGCGGGGGCTGACACAAACAGCCTGTTGTTCCAAACCAATTGGTCTGGCCGCGCTGAAATGGGCTGCGCGGGCAATGATGATTGGTCCATCAAAGTGAGCGCGGACGGGACAAGCTGGCTTACGGCTCTTTCTATCGATAGCGCAACCGGCCTTTTGAAAGGCCTTAATTGGGTTGGTGATGTTGTCGACGGTGGGCTAGGGGCTGTCATTGAAAGCGGAAGTAACGCAAACGGAACCTATGTTCGTTTTGCTGATGGATTGCAAATCTGCACGTCTTTGGTGACGTCCAGTGACAGCACTTATGTCATTTGGACCTATCCGGCTGAATTCTATGGTGCGGCTGAAAATGTGATGATGACAGCGCGGGGCTTGACGCCTTATCACGCGCAGCCCAACGGCTCGGGCTCAACGGCAACCATTGCCGTGAATTGTTGGGATCTGAGTGGCACGCGCGTTGAAACTGACATTACCGTTTTTGCAATTGGGCGTTGGAAATAGAGGCTATCATGCAAATCAATCTCATCCCACAAAGGCGCGATGATGCGCTTGAATTGTCTTTTGCCGATGATGTGTTGACCATCAACGAGGATGCTCTGGACTTGTCGAGCATTCCAGCCGGGGCAACCTTGCCGATCGATGCGGTGGATTGTAAATGGCTGACCTCGGATATCGAGCGCGACGCGGACGGGGTGCTTTCCCTCTCTCTCATTTTGCCGCTTGGCTTCATTCCCGACCCGACAACAGACGAAGCAAAAGCGGTGCTCTATCCCGATCCTTTGGAGGTGACCGAAGAGGGCGCAATCACATTACCAAGCTATGAAGCAACGGGGGCAACAGATGACAATAACGGTTGATCTAAGCCAGCTTGTCACGGCTGAAACCAAGGCCAGCACGGCGCTTGAAGCGGCAAAGGCCAAAGCCCTTGCCACGGTGACCGACCAAATCAGCGCCGCGCGGGGCGTGCTGATGACTGACTTGATTGGTCAAGAGATGATCTATCTGGCCAAAGAGCAAGAGGCGAAAGACTGGCAGGCCTCGGAGTCGCCAGACCTTGCCGATTTTCCGCTTATGTTTGCTGAGGTGGGCATAACCGCCAGCACGGCGGATGAGCTGGCCACGGTTTGGCTCACGATGGCCAACCAATGGCGACAAACGGCGGCAAGCCTTGAAGCGATCCGGCTTAAATCAAAAAGCGATATCAAAAGCGCGGCGAGCGCTGAAGCGGTGCAAAGTGTGGTTGATGCCATCGAGTGGCCTGCTTAAGCGAGCCTGAGAAATCAACCAAGCCAAACCGGCCTTTACCCTCGGATTGATCAAATTCAACCGAGGGTATTTTTATGTCTAAAAAGGAAATCAAGGCCATCCAGAAGGCACTCAAGGCAAAGGGCTTTTATAGCGGTGCAATCGACGGATTGTGCGGGCGGCTGACCAACCGGGCAATCATCGCTTTTAAGAAGTCAATTGGCTATCGGGCGCGCGCTTATGTGGGGCCGCTCACAAAAGCCGCTCTGTTTGACGGGCGCGTCGACATGGTGACTGCAGGCCGGACCAAACGAGAAAAGGCCATTGCGGCGCTGGATGAACCAAAGTGGCTTCAGGTGGCGCGATCCTATCTGGGCTTGCGCGAATATAAGGGCAACCGGCATAACCCGAAAATTCTGGAATGGTGGCTTAAAATCCGTATGCCGTTCACCGATGATGAGACGCCATGGTGTGCGGGCTTTGTTGGCGGGGTGCTGGAAGAATGCGGGATCCGCTCGACCAGATCGGCGGGCGCTCGCTCTTACCTCTGGCAGAATTGGGGCTTGCGGCTGAGTGGGCCTTGTGTGGGCGCTGTGGTGGTGTTCTGGCGGGGAAGCAAGACAGGCTCAAAGGGGCATGTTGGCTTTGTGGTCGGACGTGATCAGCATGGCAATCTGATGGTGATCGGCGGCAACCAGGGGGACGCGGTGACAATCCGGCCATTCTCGACAGACCGCGTCTTGTCCTATCATTGGCCTGAAGATGATATCCCATATAGTGGGGGCGGCTTTGATAGCTTGCCGCTTGTCAACTCGGATGGAACGCTTTCAACCAACGAAGCGTAAGAAGATATCAACGGGGCGGGAAGCCGTGAGACTCTTTGTGGGAAGGTTTTTACAACTCACAAAAGGAGCAAGTTTCATGACTTCCCGACTTTCATTTTTTCCAGCCCTTGCCATTGGCCTTGCCTTGGCTTGCATGTGCGCGGCACCGGCCAGCGCGGCAACTATCGACTTTTCCCCTCTCACCTCCCTTGCAAATGATGTCATGCAGACTGTTGTCAGCCTGTTGGCCTCTGTGATCGTCGGCGGGGCTGCGTGGGCGGCAAAACGCTGGTTTGGCCTACAGGTGGACGCCAAACAGCGCGAAAGCCTGCACGGGGCCATTGAGCGCGGTATAAGCAGCGCCCTTGATGCCGCTCTTAAAAGGCTGGATGGCAAAACCACCCTTGAAATTGACAATGAGGTGATCGCGCAAGTCGCAAACTATGTGGTCAAGCTGAGCCCTGACGCGGTGAAATACTTCAAGCTGACACCGGACAAGCTGGCCGATCTGATCACGGCGAAACTCGGTGAGCGTTTCTTGCTCGATGCGGACATTGTCGCGCAGCCAAGCGCATAATCAGGGAGGGCTGGCGGCATGTGGGAATGGATCATAGGCGCGTTGCTTGGCTTTCTGGGTGAGCTTTTGCGCTCACTCTATGCCGACTATACCGCCAGCCAATCCAACGAAGAGATTGGCCAGCTCAAAGAGCAAAAGGCCAATCTTGAAAAGCAACTCATTATCAGCAAACAGGCGCAAGCCATAAGGGACAAGGTGAATGCGGAAACTGACCTTAACGTTCTTATTGACGGGCTTTAGCCTGTTGCTGGCGGGCTGTGCTTCGCAGACCATCACGATAGACAGCCTGTGCGAAGCAAAGGCCGTGCCTGTCTCGCCAGAAATCAAGGAGCAATTGCGCGCCTGGCTAACGCCTGAAGGCAAACTCAAAGCCGATGCACCCAAGGGCGCGGCGGCATTCCTTAAAAGCCTGCGGGCGAATAATGACCTTATCAAAAGCAATTGCAGCAAAGGGGCAGGTGATGACGACCGAGATTAAAGATTTGGTCTATATCGGGGGAATCGTTGTGGCCGTTGCGGGCTCTCACTTCATGCTACGCGCCCGCGTCATGGTTCTGGAAGAACGCATCAAGGGCTATTCCGAGGCCATGAAACGCATTTTCGAAAGCCTGAGCCGCATCGAGGAAAAGCTAGACGGAAAAGCGGATAAGTGA